ATGGAAAGGAGATCTATGCTAAAGCAGTGAACACTTTAACTGAGCGTTATGGAGTATCTTCACAATTTCAACTTAAATCTGCGATTGAAAATCGAAAGCTTGCTGACGAAAAAAGAAAAGGAAAAAAGCTTTCAGATGAACATAAAAAATTGATCAAAGAGGGAATGATTAAACGGTATGGAGTTGAAAATCCTTCACAAGCTCCTGAAATTCGTGAAAAGATAAATCAAACTATGAATGAGAGATATGGTGGTTACTATATAGCTTCTACTGATCTCAGAGAATTAAAGCATGATAAGTGGATTGAGCGAAAGCTATCTCTGTTAGAGTCTGTATACAAAACAAAACTATTAGAACCATATACTAGTTCAAAGTTGAAACATCAAGCTAAATGTATAGTATGTTCTACAAACTTTGAAGTAAATTTATCAAACGGACATGTTAGCAAGTGTCCAAAGTGTTTTTTCATTCCAGCAAATAAATCTTTAAAAGAGCAAGAACTAAGTGAATTTGTACAAAGCTTTGGGTTTACTGTTCTGACAAACGTTAAGTCAAAAGATCTAATTTATCCTTTAAGTCTTGACATTTGGATTCCTGAGTTACAGATGGCGATTGAATTCAACGGTGATTATTGGTATAGTGATAAATTCAAGGATAAATCATACCATCTAACTAAGCTTAGTGCGTGTGAAGCTAAAAATATTCAGTTGATTCAGGTTCTTGAGCATGAATTTGATCAAAAGAAAGATTTAGTTTATTCTAGAATTTCAAGTATTTTGGGAAAAAATCAAAAGATCGGTGCTAGAAAGTGTACTATTGTTAAGTTATCTGCTAAAGAAGAACGAGAGTTCTTAATTGAAAACCACTTACAAGGATATATTCCATCATCTTATAAGTTTGGGTTAAAAGTTGGTGAACGATTAACAATGGTAATGACGCTTGGGAGACCTAGATTTAATAAAACTGCAGATCTGGAACTCTTAAGAGTTGCTACATTAAAAGGTGTTACAGTAGTAGGTGGTGCAAAAAAACTATTTAATCATGTTCTAAAGAACCTTGAATTCAATGAAATTATTTCTTATCGAGATCGTAGGTGGGGTAAAAGTTCGTTCTATGAACAATTAGGATTTGAGCTACAGCATATATCATCTCCGAGTTACTTTTATGTTAAAAAAGATATGGTGATCCAACGGTATGCAGCGCAAAAGAAAAATCTAAAAAAGATCTTAGGTGATAATTTTGATGAAGCTCTAACTGAATCTGAAAATATGGAAAAAGAAAGATTCTTAAAGATCTGGGATTGTGGACAAGAAGTTTATTCACTTCATAAGATCTAATAAAGAATAGGAGATTTTTATCATGAAGCTGTAAGAATTACATGACTTCCGGAGTTTAATGGCATTCAATCACCGTGATACGCTGTTCGCGTGGGTTGGTAGCACTGCAGATGAAACGCTGGTGAATGTAGCTATTTCTCTGTTCTTGACTTATTAAAAATTATCCGTTGCTCGGTCTATGCTGTTTCACCGCTCTAGTTCAACGGCAAGCTTAGCCTGTGCTGAATAAAAATATCTCTTGTTCGGTATCAGTCATAAGATACATTACTGATTCCGATATTATACTACTAAAAGTAAACTTCTATAATATTTGCATAAATAAAGAATAAAGGAGATTTTTATCATGAAGTTGCAAGAATTATTAGAAGCTGCTAAAGAAAAAGAGATCAAGGTCGAACCGATTGACATGATCGCAATTCTTTTATTTGGTAAAAAGTCTGGACCGGTTAAAGATCTAAAGAGAAGCAAGGATGCGATCTTCTTGGGTGTTTCTAGTGAAAAAAGCAATTTAAAAGATCTTGATGGTAAACCACTAGTACTAACGTTTGACAATAGCACTGATTCAGGTGAGTTTGAGATTGATCCTCTTACTTCACTCAAGATTGAAAAGGGTACTGAGATAGATAAATCTTTGCGATCTCTTTATCATAAATACTCAATCACTTCTAAGAAAAAGATAGGTTATATCTCAAAGGATGATAAAATCTATGTCAGAGAACTTCATTTAGGTAAAGAGCTTACTAAGAGCACTGCTAAGATGGTTCGTGAAGCTCTACAGATTTTAAAAACAGTGGGTATCTCTCAAGAAGAATCTACTGGAGAGTAAACCATGCCTGACATATTTGATTCTGTGTTAAACAATAATTTCGGTAATTCTGAAGATCTAAGATCTCTTAATTCAGCGATCGATCAGTTTAACGTTCAAAACATGTCTCCTTCTGACATTTATAACATGGCTGGACAGATTCCAAGAACGTTAGGTGGGATCCCAGGTGTTAGCGCAGTACCGGGACTTAGTAACATCCCGATCCCAGGTCTTTCAAGTGTTGATAAGCTACTAGGACCTTTGAGCTCAATGCGATTTGGAACGAGCGGATCTTGGGAAAGCGTTCATTATGCTGATGACTTAAATTTTCATCAACCTAAATTTAAGTTCTTGTTCAAGGTTGGATTTTACGGTTTTGCTGGGCAAGATTACTATTATTATGTACATCGTTGTGATAAACCAAAGGTTCGTTTCAACCATCAAGACGTGAACTATTACAACTTCAGAACTAGAGTTCTGACAAGTGTAACATTTGAACCTTTAACAATCACGTTTCTTGATGAGATCGGAAACAGTGTACATGACTTTTTCGTGAACTATTTAAGTCAGCGTTCAGGGACAGGTAGCGGAAACTATGGGATTGATCAAGGTTTCGGTGAAGCTACATCATCAAGACCTTATTCAAATGCTTATACTGAAAAGGGTGGACAACGAATCATTGTTGAACAGGTCTTTGCTAACGGTACTACTTCTAACCGTTATGTGTTCATTAATCCTAGAATAGAACAGTTTGACTTTGATGAATTGAGCATGGAAGATAGTACTACAGGTAGTACTGCTCTATTAACGTTTTCATATGATGCAATTGAGTGTTTAACAGTATATGGTTCAACTATTCACTCTTGGGGGAACTTAGATCTTTTAAGAGGTGGGGCAGGAAGCATTGTTAACGGTGGAGATACTTTTGGTGCAAATAGTAGCTTAGATCCACAGTACAGCGTCGATGGGGGTGGAGTTCAAGGTCACCCAAATCGAATAAACCAAATGAATCAAACGTACCAAAATCTACAACAAGGGATGGGAATGATGAATAGTATTCCATCTGCATTGCAAGGTACTCAGCCATATTATCGTCAATATGGAAGTGGGATTGATATGATCGGACAAGGGATTCAAGATACTCTTCGTTCAATTACTAGTGGGGCCAACATGAACTTTGCAGGCGGTGCTAACATGTACTCGTACCCAATGTATATTCAGCAACCTATACCTTACATGCCGATCTCACCGAATGATTACAATTTAAATACTTATACGAAAAAACCAGGGGTTAAATAATGGCTAAGGGTTTGTATAAACCTATCAATACTGAAAAGTATTTGGGTGATCCAACTAAAATTAGATTCTTGAGCTCTTGGGAACTTCGATTCATGGATTTTTGTGACAAGAATCCAAACATTATACAGTGGGGTTCTGAAGAATTTAGGGTACCTTACTTTAATCCAATTAAGAACAAGACATGTAATTATATCCCTGATTTTATCATTAAGTACAAAGATCGAAATGGAATTGTGATAACTGAAGTGATTGAGATCAAACCTTATAAGCAGACAGTACCGGGTAAAAAGATCTCAACTTATGATAAAGTTCAATTAGTGATAAATCATGCAAAGTGGACTGCTGCAAAAGCATTTTGTGCAGCTCATAGTATCAAATTCCGTGTTGTAACAGAGAAAGATTTATTTCGTTAGTTTTAAGGGATAAAAGATGAGTACTAAACCACATCCACTTGAAGGTATCTTTGACATTGAACCTGGTAGTACCCCTGTGTTTCATGACATTCACGGTGGTACAGGGCTACCTACTAACGAAAGATCAAGTCAATTGCTTGATCCTACTTCTGGTGAAGTAGTAGAACGTAAAGTTGATGCTACTATAGACGAGCTTGAAATAGAAGAACGTTTAGAAGATCTTCATATTGATGGACAACTTGAAACAATTCATAGCAACGCGA